GTGCAATCGACTGCAGGTCAGATACTGGTACAGTCACGGTTCATATACTTCTCTGAAGGTAGCACTAATCTTAAAGAAGTTATCCCCTAGCAAGTCTTTGCTCCATTGATCGCATCTCCATTTATAGCTAGTGGTGTCATCAGGCGGGGTCCAATCAAAACTAGCGGCGTCTGCTGCGCGAGCATCAAGGAAGGTTTCAATGGTGGCAGCATTAGTTGCATTCACCATAAAAGTAAGTGACCATTCCTTAGGGTTTTGATTGAGGCCGAAAGTCGTGCGCTGCTCATAACCATCGCCAAACTTAGTAGTTTTAATGGCGGGTTGACTGCTTTTAACGGCATTAAAAGTGGGAGCGATGGAAGGGAAATTAGCCATTATCGTGCGAGAAGACCACCAGGACGTTGTTGTTTAATTAGTTCAGTTTGCACTGCAGCACTAATCACGCGACCAAGTTGATTAGCATTTTGCTCATTGCCTTCCACTTGTGAGCCTTTTGCGTCTACGTTTACTATAACCGTGGGAGAAGAGCTTCCCCCTCCTGAAAGCTCCACAGGGATGCTCTTGCCGTCAGGCAGGGGCACGATAGCCTCATTGTAACGGCCTTCGCCCACGAGGCCCATGGTGGGGCCCGTGACCATGCCTCCGTTGGCGAATGCTTGGAAGCCGCCAGCGGCAATGCCTCCGTTGGCAAATTGCAAGGAAGTACCAAATGATGCTCCCCATCCAGCGGCGTCTGTTGGAATTGCAGAAGCAGCGCCAGCGCTGAAGCCACTGCTTAATCCTCCACTAATGCCCCCGCCAAGATTGCCTAATCCTGCCATTGGATTGATAATTGCTTCAATACCTTTTAGGACCATCATCTTGATCCATTCCGCGATCATTTGCGCCACCATGTCAGCAAAATGATCAGCAATGCTTTGGAACATGCCAGCAAGAGCTTCTTGCGCTGTCATACTGCCAGTGATGATGCCTTTGAAGGCAGTGCCAAAGGAGTCTCCAATAGAGGAGGCAATGCCTTGCATGTCTTCTTTTAATTTTTGTGCCCCTTGTAAAGTCTTGCGTTCTTGGAAGATGGATTCGGCTTGTTCCCCCACAAAACCTTCTTGTGCAATTTGCGTGCGCATTTCACGGTCGGGAGTAAAAGATCTAGCCATTGCAATCTGATCTTGAATGCCTTTAATAGCTTGATCAAACTTTGCTTGTGCCATTAACGTGGCATTCTGTTGCAATAAAGTATTTTGCGTGGCAATATCTTTATTGAATATTGCCATCAACTCGTTGTATTTATCTAGTTTTATTATGTTGCCGTCGTACAGTCTTTGTACTGCAGCCAGCGCCGCCGTGCCTCGCTCTTGATTTTCGTACAGTTTAATTTCCTTGTCAATTTGTTCATCTGTCATTCCACTCCTAAAAAGCTCATTACGCTTAGTGAGAAGTTTATTCTGGGTTTCTTGCTCAATATTCGGAAACGCAGTGGCTCGATATTTCTCTAAGGCTACAATTTGTTCTTGCGCTGCCTTTGCGTCAGCCATGCGCTCTTTGGCTGTTTTAGCAATAGACGCCTGAAGCGTTTTTTGCTCTGCAACGGCATCTCTTTTTTGGCTCGCAGGCACTGGAGCGGGACGGGCTCCACCGATGCCTAGCGTTGACTGCACGCGGGCTGTTAATTCCCGCTCGCGTCCTACTGGCACTTGTGCGCCAGGCACATCAAAGGCCAGGCCTTCGTAATGAGCAGAACCTGGTGTATGTCTTCCCACTCGACTCATGCCCTTGAATTCTGTCACCTGTATTCCTGCGCTTGTCAATTTCTTGTAAGCCTCTTCCGCCGCTTGCCGGCTAACAAAGGTAAGATGTTCGTGGTAATTTCCGCCACCATGGTCAGCTCTATAGAAGGGGCTAGACGGATCTCCGGTGATATATTGAGCAATGCCGGCACCCAGCCCCTTGCCTCCACTCCCGGCCCCTCCGCCTCCTCCGGCCCCACCTGCAACGCTTGACTGAGCCCGTTGCACGTCTAATTGCGCTTTTAGCCGCGCTTCTTGACGCCTTGCTTCAATCATTACCATTTCGCGCTCAAACTTCAGAGCATCTCTTTGGTAAGCATTGGCCCGCGTTTCTTGAATGTCGTAATACATTTCAAGAAGTTCTATCTTGTGACGAAACTCTTCTTCGGTTTGTGCTGCCGCAAAATCAGCGGCATTCTTTGCTAATGTGTCTTGAAGGCTGTAATAACTTTCAAGGCTTTGCTCTTTAGGCGGTTTGCCAGCGCCGTCGCCGCCCGACAGGTCAATTTCTTGCAGCTCTGTTTCTTGTTTTGTTTGGTTTTTCTTAGCCTCAGTTACGGCCCTAGTTGCTTGAATAATTCTTGTTTGCGTTTCTAAACGCCCCCTTTCTGCTGAATCTATTTCAGCCTGTAATGCAGCTTGTGTGCCAAGTAAGTTGGTTATCTTTCCGGCCACCCCGAATAATCCCTTTTCGGCGCCTCTGCCCACTTCAATAAATTCTAAATTGCCCGTTAATTGAAGAGCCTTGAGTTCATCCACTTGACTCTTCGTAAGTTTTTTCCCTTCCGATTTGACTTGCTGCAATAAAGTTTTTGCGCTTTGAAGTCGTGATGCTAATGCTTGTTGCCCTACTTTTTCTGCTGTCGCTCCAGCGACATCTCCTATTGCTCCTAGTTGCTTCACTGAGTCGGCAAATTGCGACATTTTTTGTCTTGCGGCGTCAGCTCTAGCCCCTGCCGTCATAAATGCTTCGGCTATCATTCCCAGTCCCACAACAACAAGTCCAACTGCAGTAGCCGAAAAAGCAGCTTGAAGGGCAATGGAGAATGCTCTAATCCTTCCAGCGGTGATAGTAGCAGTTGCACCTGTCGCTGCCATCATCCCACGGAATGCAGTCAATGTACTAGTGCCATTAGCCACTCGCGCATTGAAAATTACCAATTGCAAAGCGTTGGAGGTCCAAAGGCCGCGTAAAACTCCTAGAGCCATATTTATTGGCAGAATAATTAAATAAAGCCTGCCTAAATAACCAACAAGAGGATTACCTGCGATTTGCAATGCGACCTTGCCAATTTCCAGTAAAGTTTTCCCGAATCCTTGAAGCACTGGCATTAATGCGGCAACATTCGCTCGAATTCCCTCAAATGCAGGCTTTAATCGCTCCAGCTCTTGAGCAAAAGCCATACCTCCTGCTGTCTTTGCTTGCGTGCCAGTGAAGAATGCGTTGAAGCCATCAGTGATCGTTTTAATGCCGCTCGTTAATGGCACCACCACCGAATTCAAGAATCCAACCGCTACAGGCTCGAAAGCTTCGTATAGAAGTTTTGTTGAGTTTTGCATGCGGTTGATTGCACCCTGGAATGTGCGAGCCGCTCCTTCCGCTCCTGGCCCAAATTCTTTTGTCAGCTCAATGGATACATTCTTCAGTAAATCTCTCATCGGCTTACCCTTGTACGCGCCCTCCTCTAATGCCTTGGAAAATTTTTGAATGGATCAGTGCCTTCAAATCCAGCGGCTTTCGCAAAGATACCCATGGCTCCGGGAAGAACGTCGCCTAGCTGTCCCTTAAGTTCTTCGCTCATTACTTGGCCCTTACTCGCCATTTGAGCAAAGGCATAGTTCACTCTGTCCACTTTGTCTGCGCTCATGCCAAACGTGGCAGCAGCTTGACTCACGCCAGTGAACAATGCACGAATTTCATCGCCCTTGAATCCAGCAGGGGCCATGGAAGCGTATAGCTTGGTAAAACCATCTCGTGCTGATTGAAGAGGCACGTTATAGCGATCAACAATGTCCAGAATGAATTGGTTGGATGCTCGCGCTTCATCTGCTGTTGGAGAAATTGCTTTTAGCGTATTGTTAAAGCTTTGCAATGCGCCCACTGCTTGTCCCACTTGAGCAGGGAAGGAAGTGAGGAAAGCCAAAGCCTTGTAGGCCGTGCCAAAAAGCAACACTTGCTTTGTTGCCATTGCAAATTCATTACCAATTTCACGCACCACTCCCGTACCAGGAAGATTGATACCGCCAAGAGCCCTACCGAAGCTTCCTGCCCCTCCCATGCCGCCTCCGCCTGACGGTGGACGAGGGGGTACATTGCCTCCGCCGCCTCCGCCTGCCATAGGAGACGGAACGCTTGGTGCTCTCATGAATTGAGGCTGACCCAAGAATGCGCCGGTACTGACTGCATTAAATCGCATAGCTCCCCTTGGAGTTGTACCACCAGCAGGAGGAAGAAGGCCCGCAACTGTACTTCCTGGTCCCAGTAACGGCCTGCCTTGTGTTGTCGCGCTTGGCTTGATTTCTCTTGCAACAGCATTGAAATACTCTCGGATTGCCCCAGCCAAGATATTATTAAGTTCAAGAACACTCGCCTGGGATGGACGCCCAGGAAGCAACCCTGCCACTCTCCCCGCCGGAAGCAGCGGCTGCTGTGCGGCCACTGTTCGCACTTGTGCTGCTTGAATCCTGAGACGCGCTTCTGCGGTCTGCATGGTCAGCTCTAGCGCCTTGATAAATGCGTCAACCTTTTGCTCCACCCGCGCCTGTCTAGTCCTTGCTTCCGCGTCCCGCAGCGCTTGGGCCACATAAGCAAAGATATTGAGGCTGCGCTTTAATTCACGAGGATCAAAGCTTTCCCGAACCTGCACTTCAGCCACTCTGAAATACTCTTCCAGAATTGCACTAACTCTCTTCCCAAGGGCTTCATTACTTAACGCGAGCTTGCCTGGTCCTTGCTCAGAAGCCCCCCCGCCGCCTCCTCCGCCCGCGCCAAGTTGACGCATTATCTCTTCTCTAACGCCTCTTGACGTGTACTCTGGTAGCAATCCTGCAATGGGGGTACGAGGTGGTACTGCCTTTTGCTGCCTTGCTTGCTGCATCATTGCCGCTGGATCCATGCCCAGCATCCCAAAAATGCCACGCGCAATTGTGTCTAATATCTTCCCTCTTTGACGCATCTTCCTTTCCATTGCGTCAAAAGCATTATCCATGGAAGACAATGCGCCCTTCTCGAAGCCTTCGCCTACATTCTTGCCAATCTCCTCAAATTTTTTCGATGGGGAGGCAATGCCAAGGCTGGTCTTGGTGGTTTTAATTAAGGCTTCACCTAAGGATTCCGCAGCGGCTCGCAAACGAGCGTTTTGACTGCTGAGTCCATTAAGCAATCTCGTAATAGCGTCAATGCCAATTGCCTCCATGGCAGCCACCATGGAAACCTTGCTTCTCGCAACTTCTTTGTCAAAAGCAAGCAAGCCGGCTTGCGCTGATGCCTTGTATAGCTTTGCGACATCTCTAGATTCCAATCCGCCTTTTGACGGAACCCTTCCTATCGCGCCCACGCCAAGACGTCGTCCTACGCTTGTCTTCGCAGCGGACGACGACCTGGCTAAATTGTCTAATGCGACTGCAAGATCTCGTGCGTTTTTTATCTCTGCGGCTAAGTTTGTCTTAACTTCTAAGAAGTAATTGCGCTTCTTGATATTTGTACCAAGAGCATTCAGCTCATTTTGTATTGAACGGCGGTCAAACTTTACCTTAAAAGTCAGCGGATAGCCCTTCGCTGTCGCTCCTAATTTTGGAAGTTGATTGCGAAAAAACGCCAGGTCAAGCCCCACTTGAAGCTGAATACCAGCCGCCTGTCCGCCGCTCTGAGTCATCTTACAAGCCTTCTATAGAGTTCATTCTATAATCATTATCCCTGGTTGCGACTACTAAAGGCTTTTATCTCTTCGGCTAATAGTGCAATCACTCTGCCATCCATCACGCGGCTCTTCATCAAACGCTGCAGAACTTTCAAGCTCTTGTCAGTCACGCCGTCTTCTTTCTTGATTTTTGTAGTGTCAAAAGGCAAGAAATCGTCAGGCTTTACTTTTGATTTTTTGCCGCCCATCATCCCTGCAGCCATCGTGCCGAGCTTGGCAACGGCTACGCTTTGAATGTTGTACTTGCTGACATCATGCTTTTCTAAATACTTAAGAGCCGCCTTTACGTCACTAATGCGTTGACGGCCAAAGTGTTTGGCGCTCCATCGTTCGTCCTTAAAATCAGACGCCGACAAGCGGAAATAAAGGTCATTCCATGGAGTGAGAGAAGTGAGGAACTTTCTTGCTTGCGCCTCTAGGCGCTCGGCGTGAGAGGAGAATTCCTCTTCTGGGATTTTTTTGCTCCTTCGGTGGCCTCCTTCACTTCTGCTTCTTGTTCTGCAGAGATGAATTCCACCACTTTTGCAATGGCACGGCGTGGCAATGCTTTCGTGTCATCAAGTTCCCAATCGCTCAAGTCTTGCCATTCACCATCAACAAGACCTTGCCCACGAGAGCGCACGAAAGCCGTGACCATGCGAGCATTAGTGCTCTCCACAGAAGAGCCATTTGTGATCATGCTTAGCGTTTCTTCCGTGTATTCAGAAAGCAGCTCAGCTTCAGTGATGGAACCACCGCCTCCTTGTAGCAGGGAGAATGCCTCGTCAAGAGGAATGCCCTTGGCAGTGGCAATGCGCTTAGCTAGTTGCACAGCTCGAATGGTAGCCTGACTTTGAAGCTTACTGATTTCCTCTTGCTCAATGGCTTCTGCTACCAGCCAGCCGCCATATTTCTTCATGCGAATGTTAGGAAGAAGCTCGAAAAACTCCTCAGCTTTAGTGTCAAGAAGGAAGCTGTATTTGCTCATGATCGAGAATGTTTAGCATTGCGTTGAACACCTTGACGCGCTCGTGGTTAGAGCGAAAGTCAGGCGGCACCTCAACGAAAAGAGAGTGGCTGTCGTTTGAAAGTCTAATGGTCGTTTCCCTGCATGACACAAGACAAAGAATGCCCACTTCCAAGGCAGTGCCTTCGATTAAACAGTCAATGGCATGGACAGTTTTGTCGTCGCTCCATAAATAATCAATGTTCATCGGCGGAATGCAGAGGCTATGCGTTTCTTCAACGATTTGCTCAAATCACTCGCCAAGAACAAATCAGGGCTGACCAATGGATCGGTCCATTGCCTTGGTTCAATGTTTGTGCCCTTGCCTTCATGCACATAATATGCGTAGGGCTTGCCTGAACTGTTCTTTGCGTCCCAGTCCCACGAAGCCGTTACATCATTGCTTCCAGTTGTGATAGTAAAACTATCCCTGCCGCTGCGATAGAGGTCGCCAAGGTCGTAAATATCACGAGGCTCAGGACCAACGGTCTGCCCGCTCTTCCTGAAGGTAATGGCAGGATAGTCCCACGTTTCATTATTGAATTGATCACGAAAATGATCATTCACTTCAAAACGACTCCAAGTTTCAAATGCGGTCTGAAGCTTAGCCTCCAAAAGCTGCATTCCTACGATTTTGGCGCCAACAATGATGCCAGCCATTATTGATACAACGAACGAATGACCATATCAGGAATGATAAAACGACAGCGCTCATAAGCCACGTCATCGCCAGGAAAATAGCGCGGAGTGCTATCGGGGAATCGTCTAGTAATTCTCTCCATGGCTCGCGGCAAGGTGTTGCTGCTAGGCGTGTACTGAGCTAATATCACTTCCCATAGTTGAGTCATCTTAATTGCGCCCAAGGGAGATCTCGGCAAAAGCTGCGGAAATTCGCGCATTGTCACTTCCATCCCCTCCACTTTGAATTCAGGAGGCACGCCTTGTCTGCCTACCACGTAAATGGCAGGAATGGTAGAGCCATCAGGCAATGTGTAGGAGCCAATCAAATTGGGACTGGCGCCTAGAAGCGTGGTAATAATGTCTCGTAATTGAGCAATGTTCACAATAAAAAGCCTCCCCGTAAGGAGAGGCTAGCAAAG